ATTGCTAACACTAGCTACATAGTTAGTAGCCATGTCATTTAATTTATCTGTAGTCAGTTTCTTTTGTTTATCTGACTCATCCATTCGACTACAAGTACGAATGAATAAAGTAGTAGCTGAAGTCTTTTGACCCATAGGATCTAACTGACTTAAACCACCATTTCTTTTTACAGCAGCATGACATCTTTCTAATACAGTAGCATAGTAATCAATCATCTTGCCGTACTTATCTTCTATTCTATTCTTGAGGTCTTTCTTTTGTTCCATCTTTGTTCTCCTTTCTTTTTATTTCAAATGGTATATCCAATGTATTTGGTGTATGTTTTAACACTGCATTGAATATTCCAATACTTAGTCTTATAGGTAACGTAATCACTTTAAGTGCTTCGTTACTTATGTTTTCGATACGCTTCATATGCCCTCCTCATTCGTTTGTATTTAGCGTAAGTTTTACGGTACTCTACCGCAAATTCTTTTGTACCTGGTTCTGGATCTACATCTGTAGTTAGCCAGTTATAACCAGCTCTTAATGCATACCCACCTAATGTGTAACCAACAAATCTAACTACGTTCCACATAATCCTCCTGTCTAGCTACATTGTTTCACATAATCTTTTTCTTGAGTTATAATGCTGTTACTTTGGGCAGCATTATGACGATCAAGATCATCTAAAATACAGTTACAGAAATATCTATAATGTATGTCTAAAGCTTTACACATCATTAACATTTTCTTTAATGATATTTGATTTCTTCCTTTTTCATACTTTTGTATTTGTTGAAATGTTACTCCTATTGCTTCTGCAAGTTCTGTTTGTGTACTCTTCTTAGATAACCTTATATTCTTTAAACGATCACCTACTATTCTATTAAATAGAGCATCACTCTTCTTGGAGTTTCCTTCTGGTGTTCCTGACATATTTCTCTTCTTCCTTTCCATATAGTTTATTTAAAACGAGCAGCTCACGCTTGTCGGAGTCTGATCGTTTCTTTGTTAATACTCTAATCGTATGACGATGTTTATGAGTATCGTTAAGTCTTACAACAGTAATGAAGCCTTGCTTGGGATATAATATCTCTTGGTATGTTGTGTACTCTATAAAGTTACGCCACCACCAAATCCTCTCTAACTGTATAAATCCAGTAAACTCTAGATTGTAAACTAATTCAAGTCCTTTTTTTATTCCTATTGTCTTTTGTAAGAATTTCTTTTTGAATACTATTAACCGCATATCCTTGTACCCACCTCTCTAATTCTTTGTATAATGTATACTTCAATTGTTTATCTTGAAATTTATCTACTTGATCTAGTAGCTTCTTTGCTATGTCTGTGTTATTCTTTGACATCATATATCCTTTCTTTCGTGTTAGCCCCTGCCCGTTCTGGTAGCAGGGAGCTAACCATTTTAATGTTTATTTCTTTTGAGATTGAATTAAAGATAACAATGTATCTATCTTTTCATTAATCTCTTTCATTCCACTTTCATTCTTTTTGTTAGCTACAAATTGAATGTATGGAATGTTTTGTGCAGGATTAAAATTTTCTGCAACTTTCTTTGCATTGTCTGACATCTTTACATCTGCCATGTTTCCTCCTTTGTTTAGCAATCAGCTACCACTGCCGTGGTTGATTGCGGTATTCTTCTATGGTAAGATGGTACAATAATGCACCACCACCACAACCTATTAAGCCAATGGTGAGGTTGCCAAAAATGGCTAACACAAGACCAAAGCCAAAGATAGCAACAGATAAGACTATCTGTGTAATAAGCATAAACTTACTCATTGCTATCTCCTTTGCTGATATTCCTTAATAGAATAGCACCAGCAACATATCCTAGTATCTGACAAGCAAACCAAATCGCAGCCAATACCAGCACTAAGCCTGTTAAAAATGATAACATATAACCTCCTTTAGATTATCTTAGTTAATACCATTAATATCTCTATAACTACAAATATATCCATTAGACATATCTCTTAGCTATAAAGTTTCTTACTAACTCACGTATATACTTTCTATCGTGAGGATGTTTTCTTTCTTGTGGTTTAACTTGTATAGGTAATTCAGTATTATCAAATAGGATTAGCTGATTATTACTGTCTACAAAAAACCCTTGATTACGCATATTTGTATGTGTCATCTTTATCATGAAACCTCCATTTGTTAGATTAGATAATAATAACAATCAAATGTAGAAATCAGTTAATCAATTCGACTGACTTCCGCTAGGAAGAGTCAGGCGAAGTGTAAACACAATAATAAAAATGACGGGTTTTATATCAACCCCAAGCAAACTACGTAATGTGTGTAAGATATAATATAGGGGGGTTTGTTATAGATAGTAGAAATATATTATGGGGTTTGCTATAATGAATACATAAAATAGGAGAAATAAAATTATGGCGATACCAGCATTAGCAGCATTATACAGAACCGTAGCTTCTTATGGCTACAAAGCTGCAAAAGCAATAAGACCTAGTAAAGTAAAAAAGGTGATGAAACCATTAGTTGATAAAGCATCAAAACCAAGCCTTACAGGCACAAGATTTGCTTCTGCCGAGGGTAAGCTCATAAAAGGAATTAAAGGGGCTTCTAAGAAGGGATTTGGAGCTTATAGAGGTGCTTATAAAGCGAGCTTAGGTTCATCAGCTCGTAGAAAAGCTACAAGTGCTGGACTGGGGGGTTTTGGATTAGGATCGTTTTTATCAGGTGATGATAAAGACCTCTAATGGCAAAAAAGTTTAAGGATTATAAACCCTTAGAACGTACAAGAAGTAAAAGACCAGGACGACATAGTAAGTCACCAAACAAAGCATCTAGAAAGATGCACAAAAAAAAGTATAGAGGACAAGGCAGATGATAAGTCAATTTAAATCAAAAGTAGGAATGTTAGCTAAAAAGTTTGGCCGCTTTGGTAAACAAAAAACTTTTAAAATGAAAGCACAAGATGCTTTAGCTAAAACAAAAAAATTCGCAAAAAAAAATAAAAAAACAATAGCTGCTGGTTCTATAGGATTAGGTACAGGGTTTTTATTAGGAAAGTCAAATGGCAAAAAAAACTAAATTAGAACAATTAGCAGATCAGTTAATTAACTTATCTCCACAAGAGTCAGAACAATTAGCTATAGTAATCAAAGCTAAGATGATGCCTGAAATGCAAAGACAAGCTGAAGGTTTACTTCAACCTAATCAGCAAACAGCTAGAATGGGTCAAAGACAACAACCTATGATGCAGCAACAAACTGCTAGAAATATGGCAGCACAAGGTCTATTAAGATAGCATGGCAAGAAAAATAACTAATTTAGAACATTTATTTGACCAGCTTAGAGAAATTAAACTAGAAGAAGAAGATATTCTTAGACAAATCGAAGAGATTGTTTTAGATGAAGATGATAACTATGACAATTATGATGGAGAGGAGGATATAATATGAAACATGGAATGAAAAAGATGCCTAAAAAAACAAAGAAAAAAGGCATGAAGAAAAAGCCAATGAAAAAAATGTATGGCAAATAAACCTAAGCTAGGTAGCGGTAAAAGATTTAAGCAGCTTAGTGCAAAGTTAAAAAAACGTGGAGTTAAAAATCCAAAAGCATTAGCTGCTTATATAGGTAGAAAAAAATATGGTAAAAAAAAGTTTCAAAAACTAGCAGCAAAAGGAAAAAAGAAATGATTAAAAAAATAAAACAAAAAATATGTGAATTAATTTGCAATGTATTTAATATTATACCTTGTATGTGTAAACATAAGTGTGACTGTAAGAAAGGTAAAAAATGAAAGCAATAAATACATCTAGATTATTAACTGGTAAGCAAAAAAACTTACCTGCAGCTTTGAAACAAAAGATTGTTAAAGCTAAAATGAAAAAAATGAAGAAAGTTAAAAAGAAAAATGGCAAGTAAAGCATTAATACCTGTATCAGGATTACCTGCAAAAAGAAAAAAACTAAAAAAACCTAATATCTTTGAAAGATCAGGTAAAGTTTTACTTAGTGCAGGTAGAAAAGTAGTTAAAGGTGGTAAAACTATTGTAAAAAAAGGTATAAAACTTGGTGCTATAGGAGCTGTAGCTGCTGGAGGCATCTATGCTGCAGGAGCATCATCAAGAAGATATGCTAAATCACCTAAAGTTGGTGAAGGCAGAGATCTTAGAGATACAATAATGGCAATGTCTAAGGATTATTATTCATAATGACACAAAGAGGTGGTAAAAGAGAAGGAGCTGGTAGACCTAAAGGATCTTCATTTAGAAAAAAATGGAAAGATCTGCAAGATTTAGCAGTTAAATATCAAATATCCCCATTAGATTATTTGCTTTCTGTATTAAACCATCCTATGAGTACACCTGAACGTAAACTTTATGCTGCAGAGAAAGCTGCACCTTACATACATGGAAAAGCCCCAACAACAAACAGAATTGAAACAGCCCCAATCAAAGTCAATCTCAAGTGGGAAGAATAAAACTTTAGATATTTCAATTCCTTACAGACCAAGACCTTTACAAAAACAAGTTCATCAAAATTTAAAACGATTTAACGTATTAGTTTGTCACCGTAGATTTGGGAAATCAGTCTTAGCTATTAATGAGCTTATACTTCATGCTGCAAACAAAGGTAGTCAAAAATTTGCATACATAGCTCCCACATATCGTCAAGGTAAAGCCATTGCTTGGGATTTATTAAAACAATATTCTAAACCTTTATTACAACTTGGTGGGCAAAGAAATGAATCAGAGCTTAAAATAGATTTATGGAATGAATCTAGAATACAAATCTTTGGAGCAGATCATGCAGACTCATTAAGAGGCATGGGGTTTCATGGTGTGATTATGGATGAATACGCTATTATGGCTCCAAGAGTTTGGACAGAGATAATTAGACCAGCTATTGCTGACACAAACGGGTTTGTTATTTTTATAGGTACACCAATGGGACATAATCAATTCTGGGAAGTATATGACTATGCTCAACGAGGTGATCCTAATTGGTATGCTGCAATGTATAGAGCTAGTGAAACTGAAGTTATTGCTAAAGAAGAACTTAGACATGCTAGATCTATAATGACAGAAGAACAATATAACCAAGAGTTTGAATGTTCTTTTACTGCTGCAGTATCAGGATCATACTTTGGTAAACTTATGACAAATGCAGATAATGAAGATAGAGTTTGTGATGTACCTTATGATGAAGCTGTAGGTGTTGAGACATGGTGGGATTTGGGAATAGGGGACTCTACTAGTATATGGTTTGTTCAAAGAATAGGTGAAGAACTACATATTATAGATTATTATGAAAATAGTGGAGAAAGCCTAATGCATTATGCAGATATATTAGAACAAAAGGAGTACGCTTATGAAAGACATGTAGCTCCACATGATATACAAGCTAGAGAACTTGGTACAGGTAAATCTAGATTAGAAGTTGCTAATGAATTAGGTATTGACTTTGAGGTAGCTCCTAAATTAGAAGTAGATCATGGTATCGAATCTGTCAGAAATATGTTACCATATTGTTGGTTTGATAGGGAAAAGTGTAAATTAGGCATTGATGCAATGCGTCAATATCGAAAGCAGTGGGATGAAAAAAATCAAGTATTCAAAAATAAACCTCTGCATGATTGGTGTTCACATGCTGCAGATGCATTTAGATATGGATGTGTACATGACCCAGTAAGATCAACTGATTGGGATAGACCAATAAGTGTAGATACAAAATATATAGTATGAAAACAGAAAAAACAGAACAAGAAATTTTATCAATATTAAATAGAGAAATTAGAGCATCATCAGGTTACATTGGTGGTGAAATAGTTAGTAAAAGAAAAAGATCATTAGAATATTATCTTGGCAGACCTTTTGGTAATGAACAAGAAGGAAGATCACAAGTTATATCTACTGATGTTTCAGATACTATTGAAGGCTTGATGCCATCATTAATGAGAATATTTACAGCAAGTGATAATGTATTTGAATGTGAACCTGTTGGGCCAGAAGATGAAGAAGTTGCAAAACAAGCTACAGATTATTTAAATCATATTTTTTATAAAAACAATAATGGCTTTACTGCTTTATATACTGCATTTAAAGATGCGTTAATTCAAAAAAATGGAATACTAAAAGTATTCTGGGATGAATCAGAAAAAAAAACTAGAGAAGAATATAAAAAATTAACTGACGATGAATTTAATATGTTAGTTAATGATGATGAAGTAGAAGTATCTAATCATACAGAATACGAAGAAGAATTAAAAGACGATCAAGGAATAGTTTTAGATACAATTAAATATCATGATTGTGTTATTCATAAAATTGTTAAATATGGAAAAGTAAAAATAGAACCTGTACCACCTGAAGAATTTTTAATTGAACGTAGAGCTAAGTCTATAGAAGATGCTAACTTTATTGCACATAGAACTAATATGAGTCGAACTGCATTAATTGAAATGGGTTATGATGCTGAAACAGTTATGAACCTTCCTATTGGTGATACTAATTATTATTCAGAAGATAAACATGTACGTTTTCAAGAAACAGATTTTTCAGCACCACAAGATAAAGGTGATGATAGTACAGATGATGTTTTAATACATGAATGTTATGCAAGAATAGATATTGATGGGGATGGTAAAGCAGAACTTATTAAAGCATGTATTGCAGGAGATAGTGCATATAAAATTTTAGGTATTGAAGAAATAGATTCAATGCCTTTTATTTCTGTAACACCAATTATCATGCCACATAGATTTTATGGTAGATCAGTTTCAGAACTTGTAGAAGATATACAATTAATTAAATCTACTGTTATGAGACAGATGTTAGATAATATGTATCTAACAAATAATAACAGAGTAGCGATACAAGATGGTCAAGTAGCTATGGATGATCTTTTAACAAATAGACCAGGTGGTATTGTAAGAACTAAACAACCACCTCAAAATGTTATTTTACCTTTACAAGCACAACCTATTACAGATCAAGCAAGTAATATGTTGTCTTATCTTGATGCAGTTAAAGAAGCTAGAACTGGACAGACTAGACAATCACAAGGTTTGATGCCTGATACAATTAATACAAAAACTGCAACAGGTATAAATCAAATACTTACTGCATCTCAAATGAGATTAGAATTAATAGCAAGAGTTTTTGCAGAAACAGGTGTTAAAGATTTAGCAAAAAAAATGTTTGAACTTATTTGTAAGTATCAACAAAAAGAAGATATAGTTAGAATTAGAGGTAAGTTTATTCCTATGAGACCATATGAATGGAGAGACAGAATGAACATTACTGTAGCTGTAGGACTTGGTACTGGATCAAAAGAACAACAATTAATATTATTAAACTCTATTTTAGAAAGACAATTACAAGCTGTTAATCTTCAACAAAATGTTTTTGGCCCAGTCGTAAATGTAAAAAATATTTATCACACTTTAAGAAAGCTAGTTGAAAATGCAGGTCTAGGTAATGTAGAACCATACTTTATGGATCCAGATGTAGGTGCATCTCAAATGCCACAACTACCACCTAAACCACCTACAGAGTTTGAGAAAGTTGCATTAGCTCAAGTACAAGGTGAGAATGAAAGAGCTATATTAAATAGTCAAGTAAACCTTAAAAAATTAGAATCTCAAATGAGACAAAAGCTATTAGACTTTGAATTACAAGTAAAAGAAATAGAATTAAAATATAATACTAAGATAGATGAACTTGCCATCAAGAATAGATCTATGATAGAACAACAACAAGTCAGACAATCTGGCGATATATTTAAAAAAATAATGGAAGGACAAAAGGATTTTTTTGATGGACAAAATACAGAAACAGATTCAACAGGGTCAGAGAGCAAAACAGATTCTTGATGACCCTCTTTTGAAAGAGGCTTTTGAATATCTAACTGAACAATATAAGTCAGAGATATTTAATACGAGTTACAATGACCACGACCAAAGACAAGTACTTTGGATGGCATATAATATGCTAGACAAAATTAAAGGCCACCTTGTTAGCGTCATGGAAACAGGTAAACTAGCTTCCTCAGAGCTAGAAAACTTAACACGCCAATCTACAAAGTAGAAGCGTTAAACAAAGGAGCATATAATGCAACAAACTGATAAAACAGTTAAAGGTGCTGCAGATAAAATTTTAGGATTATTGAATCCTCAACCTGAAGCTCAACAAGAGCCAAAGCAGGATGAAGGACAATCAACCCCTGAAGTAAAAGAAGTAGAACCAACAGCAGAGCCTGTTGAGGAACAGGTTTCATCTCAAGAGAGTCAAACTCAGTCTGAAGAAACTCAGGATGACATAGCTGCTGTAAATCAGGAAGTAACTGAAGAAACTGTATCTGAAGAAGTCGAGAAACCAAATCTCCACCAAGTCAAAGTACAAGGTCAAGAGATGGAGGTTACACTTGATGAACTTAAGGCAGGTTATTCTAGAGATTCCGATTATCGTCAAAAGACACATTCACTTTCTTTAGATAAGAAACAATTTGATGAAGAAAGAAATGTTCTTAGACAACAATACGACATGAAACTTAGAGAATTAAACGAGGCAATCGCAAGTGCTGACTCTTTAAACAGACAAAAATTAGATCCAGCTCAGTTGCAAAAACTTTATGAGGAAGATCCAGCTCAAGCTGCTAAGTACGATTTTGAACTTAGACAGCAAGAACAAAAGATTAACCAAGCTAAAGCCAAAGCACAAGAAGCTACACAAGCACAATACAGTGCTTATCTAATTGAACAACAAAGATTAGCTCAAGAACGCATACCTGAATTTGCTGATCCTAATAAATCAGACAATTTTAAAAGTGGTATTAAAGCTACTTTAAAAAATTATGGTTTTTCAGATCAGGAAATAGGATCATTAGCAGATCACAGAATGTTAATGGTTATAAAGGATGCTATGTCTTATAAAGGTTTATTAAAAAATAAACCTATCGTTAATAAGAAAGTAGCAAATGCTCCAAAGGTTATTAAACCTGGCGTTGCCAAAACAGAAAGCTCTAAGCGTAATGAAGTAAGGAACAAAATATCTAAGCTAAGAAAGTCTGGGCGTATTGAAGATGCTCATTCTGCTATCTTAGGTATGATAACTAAATAACCTTAGAGGAGAAAACAATGGCACAACCAACAAACACGTTTGATACTTACGATTCAGTAGGTATCAGAGAAGATCTGCAAGATGTTATCTACTCAATCGCTCCTACTGATACACCATTTATGTCATCAGCAGGTAGGGAAGCAGTAAGAAACACATTGCACGAATGGCAAACTGACACGTTAGCCTCTGCTGCAACAAATAATGCTGTCATCGAAGGAGATGAAGCTACTTTAGATGCAGTTACTGCAACGGCAAGATTGTCAAACTCAACTCAAATCATGGACAAAACTGTCGTGATTACTGGTACTCAAGAAGCTGTAGACAAAGCTGGAAGAGCATCAGAGTTGGCATATCAAATTGCAAAAAAATCCAAAGAATTGAAAAGAGACATGGAAGCTACTTTATTAGCAAACCAGGCAGAAGTTACTGGTTCAGCTAGTGCTGCTAGAAAATTTGGTTCAATCAATGCTTGGATTGCAAGTAATGATGTGTTTAATGCAGCAGATGGTGCATCTGGATCAGCAGGTAATACTGCAAGAACAGATGGAACTCAAGTTGCATTAACAGAAGCTAACTTAAAAACAGTTATCAAAAATGTATGGAACGCAGGTGGAAACCCATCTGTAATCATGGTAGGCCCATTCAATAAACAGAAAATTTCTGGTTTTACTGGTGGATCAACTAGATTCGATGCATCTGAAGATAAAACTTTATACACTTCTATTGATGTATATTCTTCAGACTTTGGTGACTTAGAAGTAGTACCAAATAGATTTTCAAGAGATAGAGACCTTCATGTATTAGACATGGATTTCTGGTCACTTGGATTCTTAAGAGACTTCACTATGCATGAACTATCAAAAACTGGTGACAGTGAAAAAAGACAAATGCTTGTCGAATTTACACTGATCTCTAGAAATGAGGGTGCATCTGGTGGTGTTTACGATTTAACTACATCGTAGTAATAAACCATATTGTTGGGGGGATTCTCCCCTTGATTCTCCCCAGCATAAACTATGAAGTCTTATGGAGATATAGACGGAACATAGGAGAAACAAAATGAGAACATTAAACGACTATTTTTTAACAGCTAAAATTACAGACATTAGTACTGCTGGAAGCACATTCGTTGCAGTACCTGATGGAGGTAGAATTGTTAAAATTATAACAACAATCAAAAATAGTATTAGTTCAGCTGATGCTGTACTTTCATTTGAGATTGGTGGAACTGCTGTAACAGGCGGAGGAATTACTGTTGCACAATCTGGTTCTGCTGCTGGTACTGTAGATACTGCATTACCAACTGCTGCAAATAGAGTAGAAGAAGATGGAACTATTGAAATGATTACCAATGGTGGATCTTCAACTGCTTGTGAATGTGTGATAACATTCGTAATTAGAAGATAATTAATGTGGGGGGTGTTAAAGCCCCCCTATAAATATAGGAGAAATAAATGAGTCATTTCGCAATGAGACCCGTAACTACACAAAAAGTTACTTCTTCAGGTTCATCTGCAGCATCATCAGCTTTTGGTGCTAATATTGAATACGTTAGAGTAGTAGGAGATGCAGATTGTCATATAGAGTTTGGAGTAAGTCCAACTGCTACTAATGCTAAAATATTTTTAGGAGCTAAATCAGAAGATTATTTTAAAGTTTCTGAAGGTGAAAAAGTAGCTGTTATTGGTAGTGTTAATTTATATGTTACTGAATTAACTGAATAATGAGTATATTAAGATCAGTAGATAAAGATGGT